AAGAGGGTACATTGCTGCTGGTGCTAGCGTTACCGGAATAGATAACAAGTGGCATGGAAATTCTTACCCCGGTATTTTCTTCCAAGAAGATGCCATTAGTTTTGTTAAAGAATACGGATGGCTGTATGATTTTATACACGCATCTCCTCCTTGTCAGGGATACTCAAAGCACACAAGCAGTCGATCATCTAAGTATGTTTCGTATTCAAAAGGAAAAGACGAACCTAAACTTATATCTAAGGTAAGAGAAATTCTTGAGGATACAAATAAACCTTTTGTAATTGAAAATGTCATGGGAGCAAAAGACGATATGGAAGATCCTTTTGTTCTTTGTGGCACAATGTTTGGCCTGCCAATAAGTAGGCACAGATTATTTGAGACGAACTTTTTTATCCCTATTCCGTCGCATGGAAAATGTTCAGGCATATCTAAGCGATATGCTGAAGAAAACAACATTGACTACAGGGATATGTCAGTGACAGGGAAAGGAAGGAATAAAGGAACTAAAGATCGCTGGTTAAAAATCATGGGTATCAAAGATTCTAATATGACTCAAGCAGAAGTAGTAGAGTCTATACCGCCAGCATATACAGAATATATCTTTCGTACATGGAGAGAATTTTATGCCTGATGATTTGGATTTCGGCCTCAGTGATTACGTTGGCGATCCTGTAAATCATCCTAGGCACTATAAATGCCACCCATCTGGAATAGAGTGCATCCAGGTTACGGAGCACTTCAATTTCTGTGTTGGTAATGCAATCAAATACCTCTGGAGGGCAGGACTGAAGGACGATACAATACAGGATCTACGCAAGGCCATTTGGTACATTGAACGTGAGATTGAAAGGAGAATAGCATGAGTGAGTTCCGCAACAGCTTCGGTGAGAACGTTTTTAAAAACAAGTACTCCCTCTTCCCCGACCAGACTTGGGCAGAGAAGTCCAAGGACATCGTGCATGATGTCACTACGAATCTCTTTGCTAAGGATCACCAAGAGGCGCTGGAGAAGTTCATCGCATCATTCAAGTTCATTCCTGGAGGCCGGTACGTTTACTACGCAGGACGACAAGCTCGCTTCTACAACAACTGCTACCTTCTCAAAGGAGAAGAAGATACCCGCGAAGAGTGGGGTCGCCTCCTTAAAAGAGCTAGCGATTGCCTGATGTCAGGCGGCGGTATTGGCGTGGACTACTCTATCTTCCGTCCTCATGGCGCAACTCTGGGCCGCACTGGAGGTCGAGCAAGTGGGCCTATCCCTCTCATGCACTCTATCAACGAAGTCGGACGAAATGTTATGCAGGGTGGAAGCCGACGCTCTGCGATCTACGCCAGCATCAACTGGCGACACGGGGACGCAGAAGCCTTCCTGAAGGTAAAGAACTGGAAGGACATGCCTGTGCACGCAGGGTACTCTTTGCATGATGCGAAGAACGACAACTTCAACTTCCCTGCTCCTCTGGATATGACCAACGTATCCCTTAACTACGATGATGCATTCTTGGATGCAGTGCAGCAGGGGTACATTCCCTCTGTGTTCGTAGAGAACTGCCGCCAAGCTATGTCATCCGGTGAGCCCGGATTCTCCTTTAACTTCGGAGACAAAGAGAATGAAACGCTACGCAATGCGTGCACTGAAGTTACTTCTGCTGATGACTCTGATGTGTGCAACCTTGGCTCTATTAACATTGGCCGGATTGATACACTACAGGAATTCAGGGAAGTCGTTCGGCTTGCGTCTGGGTTCCTGGTATGCGGAACTATTACGGCGGACCTTCCCTACAAAAAGGTATACGAGGTTCGCAAGAAGAACCGCCGATTGGGTCTTGGACTCATGGGAATACATGAATGGCTTCTGAAGCGCGGCTACAAGTACGAGATGGTTCCTGAACTTCGTCAGTGGATGGAGGTGTACCGTGAGGAATCCGAGCGTGCTGCTAATAGTCTTTGTGACAGGCTTAGCATTAGTCGCCCTGTGGCTTACCGAGCAATTGCACCCACTGGTTCTATTGGCATCCTCGCTGGCACTACAACTGGTATTGAACCTTTATTTGCTGTGGCTTACAAGCGACGATACCTTGTAGACGGTACGAAGTGGAAGTACGAGTACGTTGTGGATGCTACTGCGGATGCTCTGATCCGTGAGGGAATCAATCCCGATACCATCGAGACTGCTATTGATCTAGTTCCCGATTGGGAACGCCGAGTGAGGTTCCAAGCTGATGTCCAGGATTATGTCGATATGTCTATCTCTAGCACCATTAATCTCCCTTCTTGGGGTAGCGATCTCAATAACGATGATCGCGTTGGGGAGTTCTCTGGAATTCTGGCTAGGTACGCTCATCGTCTGCGTGGCTTTACTTGCTATCCCGATGGTGCAAGAGGAGGTCAGCCGTTAGAGGCTGTGTCGTACAAGGAAGCCATGAAGCACAAGGGCGTTGTGTACGAGGAGAATGATCAATGTCTTGGAGGAGTTTGTGGACTCTGATAAACCGGACTCAAAGGTAACTACGTTCCCCAAAGCAAAGAGGGCTACCCCGGATGATTGGGAAGCCCTCCCTCTGGCTCACGTGTGCTCAGTGGATGACAATATCCAGTCATTTAAGTGGGCCATCCACATGAAAGGAGATGGGCTGTGGTTCATCTGCTCTAACTGCGGATTGAGTCTTGATATGCAGACTGTACTGGAATGTTTTGAGGGAGAGTGATTACTTAAACCCGTCATGCTCAAGGGAGTAATGGTTGGCATCTTGGAATCGTCCACCCCAGGATCCACCCATTGACTCCCACTTCTCTCCCAGAGGCTTGTGCGCCTCTCCATCCGTACAGTACTTGCCGTTGACGAACAGATTGAGATCCATTGCGAGTCTCAACTTATGGCAAGAGTTCCTTGAGCCGTAGCCTACCTTCTCTCCCAGTGCCCCATGCAATCGGGGATCCCTGTACGCATCCCCTAGAGTGATCTCGTAGCCCTTGTCATAGGCCCAGAGAATCAACTCTGCGATCATCTTGGAGAACAGTCTCTGCTTCTGGGAGAGTGTCACTGTGCAGCCTCAATTTGAGTAGGAGCAGTACCAATGTTCACATTGAAGAACGCTTTAGCTAGTTCATTTCTGGATCCGTAAGAGATAGGGCCATAGGGATCCACTGTCTCCAGAACCTTCAGTATTCCGTTCATTGATTCTACTGTATTGGCAGTTCTTGGGTCAGTAGAAACGAACATTCCGTCCTTTCCGTACTTAACCGTACTAATCGCTGGGCCTGCTTGTCTTCGCAAATCTTCTATCTGTTGGACAGCAACCCTACGGATATTCTCAGTAGCGCCTGAGGGGTCCGGCAGAGTATTCACTATATCTGCAATTTCCGGTCGAATAACTTTTTTGTATACGTTCAATCTCTCGAGTGGGTTGATTAGCGTCACCTGTCCAGCTACTTGACTCAGGAAGTTATTGAACACTTGTGGATCTTGCATAGCAACTGTGCGATCAATGGCTGCAACAGCAGCAGCAGTAGCAATAGGTTGCAGTGCAGGATCCTTAATAGGTTTACCATCCGCTGCATCAGCAATTGCTTGTGCTTTGTCGTTTGCTGTAAAGAGTCCTCTTGCGTCTTCTTCCAAACCTGTTCTTATTCCAGCATCCAAATTTAGTTTTGACCAAACACTTTGTTGGATTGCCATTGGCAGAGAGAGAACTCTTCCAAGCCTTGGATTCTTCAGAATATCAAGATCGTATTTATCTTTCAGAGTTTTAGCTTGAGCTGCAACAACAGCAGCATTTGAATCTTCTCCGAAGATAAATCGATTATAGCTTTCTGCTTGCGCCTCAAGTCTTTGGTACGCAGCCTGCGCTTCTGCTTTGTCCAGCATAACGGCTTGTCCAGTCTTTGTATCCACAACCGGAGCATTCAGCTCTGACCTTGCTTGAGTAAGGAAAGTAAGTTTCCCTGCATTGAATTGCTTTTGAGCCTCTGCTGGATTAGAAGCAAGCAAACCGCTATCAACAAATGAATAGAACAACGTGGTCATTTTGTCAGAGACAAGTGTTTCTCTTCCACCAATAACAGCGTTATTGAACTGAGCGTACGCTTCTTTTGAACGGGTAGTATCAAATCTAGTTTGGTTCCTGCCAGCCGCTGCCTCTGCTCTTCCTGCTGACTTCTCAGCCCTCTCTTCGCCTTTCTGCTTAGTATAGAAGTCGAATGCTGCAACTTCTGACTTCTTTGTGAGAGCGTACTGATTAGCCTCTGTCAGTTCATCATCATTCATCATATCAATAGGCTTTGTAAAAGATACTCCAGCCCCTGCTGCGTT